CCTCTGGACTTTTCTTTGCTGATGGTACAAGTGGTAATGCTAGATTTTCTGGGCAAGTATACTATAACCACGATACGAATAAAATGCAGTTTGCGACCAATTATAGTGGTTCAAGTTCTTACTCCTTAACAATAGATAGTAATGGAAGGGCTGGAGTAAATGTGCCAAGTCCAGCACAAACCTTAGCTGTCCAAGGTGACACTTATGATAATATAGGAATTTTAGCTGGCACAGATGTATTTGGATTAATTACCTGTCACGGTAGTGATATTGCAATCAAGGCATCTAATAGTAATGCAATACAGTTTCACGCTAGTGGTTCAAGTAGATTTAAACTTGATACCAACTCCCGAATCTCACTAAGTAATAATGATAGTGGTACACAGAATACAGTCTTCGGATATAGCGCAGGTAACTCACTGGATGCAGGTAGTAATTATAATGTTTTTATAGGTCATAATGTTGCTGGTGGGGCAACTTTAGCTGATGCAACAGATAATACGGCGGTTGGATATTCTGCTTTAGCAAATCTGACCGAAGGAGATGATAATACTGCCGTTGGTAAGCAGGCTTTATTAAATCTTTCAACAGGAGCTCGGAATACAGCAGTAGGACAAGGTGCTGGTGATGGTCTTACTACAGCACATAGAACTGTTATAATTGGTGATTCTGCTGGAAGTGGAGCAATGACTACAGGCGGTAGCATACCAAGTAATGCAGATGGAACAGTAGCTATTGGATATTCTGCTCTTTATGCATTGACAAATGCTCATGGTAACGTTGCTATTGGGTATCAAGCTGGGGCAGCGGTAACTGGTAGCTTGAATACAATAGTAGGCTATCAAGCGGCAGATGCACTTGCGTCTGGAACTTCCAATACTGTAATTGGGGGGAGGGCAATGGGGGCGGCTAATGGTGGTGAGCAGAATAATGTCATCATTGGTACAGATGCTGGAGATGTAATTAACGATGATGCGGCTGATGGTAATGTCATAATCGGACAGGATGCTGACCCAAGTAGCTCTGCTGGAACAAATCAAATAGTAATTGGTCAAGGTGCAACAGGACAAGCAAACAACTCAGTAACACTTGGTAATGGGTCTGTGACTAAGGTTTATATGTCTTCAGATGGCGATGCTGAAATGTATGCTAATGGGACAATAAACACATCAGATAAAAGGCTCAAGGAAAATATAAATGACTCTGATTTAGGGCTGTCATTTGTTAATGCACTTAGACCTGTTAGCTACAAATTTATTGATGACAAAAAACCAGAAAAATTAAAATATGGTATTATTGCACAAGAAGTACAGGAAGTATTAAAAGAAAGTGGTAATGAAGATTTTGCTGGCATTACAGACAAAGGCGATTATTTAGGTGCTGACTATGTGCAGTTCATAGCTCCATTAATTAAAGCAGTGCAAGAATTAAGTGCAAAAGTAGAAGCATTAGAAGCGAAATAATTAACTAACACAAGGAGTCAATAATGGCTAAAAAAGAAAAAGAACAGAAGCCAGTCTTGAACCTAGATGACAAAGAGTATGTTATTGAGGATATGACTGATGAACAGAAGATGATGGTAAATCACATTAACGATTTACAAAACAAACAGAATACTAATCAGTTTATGGCTGACCAGTTAGCTGTTGGCAAAGAAGCATTTATTAATTTGCTCCGTGCATCATTGGAAGCACCTGAAGAAGTAAAGGATGAAGCATGAAAATTAAAGGAGTTTCATTAAACGGCTTAAATAAAAGGCAGGAAAATGCTATGAAAAGACATTCTAAGCATCATACTGGTAAGCATTTAAAAGAAATGGTTTCTTTAATGAAAAAAGGTAAAACATTTACTGATTCTCATAAACTAGCAATGAAGAAAGTTGGTAAATAATGATTGTAAGAAGGTGTAGTCAGGGTCATCGAGTAAGGATTCATAGAAATACCACACCCGGTGCGACCAGAATAAAAACATATCCAGATGGTACTAAAGAAACCCTGACTTACCCTTCGTCTTATGATTATTTTGTAGACGTAGATGGAACTGTAGCAAAGAAAACAAATAGTTTTAAAACAGCAGAAGAGTTTTATGTATCAGAATGTGCAAAGAAGCACGGTGATGGACATGGTAGATTAATTATAGGTAAGCATCATGTAATTAATGGCGTTGCTACTACTCAGTCTGACTACCCTACAGATTTAAATACAAAATCAGAGATAAAAGATTTTTATGATAAACGAGGAATCTCTTATGGTTCTAGTGAAACTAAATCGGAATTATTATCAAGGATAGTTCCTCAACTAAGTGGCAATAAAGAAGTGTCCAAACACATAAAGGTATAAAATGAAAGGTCTACTAACTGTATTAATTTCTTTGGTATTACTAGCTTTGACTGGTAGGAGCCCCGCTGAAATTACTGCACCTCAAAAGTATGAGCAGTTTGCTAATGCAGATGATGTTAAAAAGAAAAAGAAAAAAGGTAAAAAAATAGCTAAAAAAGGAAAGAAGAAAAAGAAAGGTTTCTTTTCTAAAGTTTTTGGCTCTAAGTAATGAATAACCCAATAGCTAGGTTAGTATCGTGGCAAATAAAAACTGGGCAGTTAGACGGTTGGACATCTTACCATTTAGCGGCTGGTGCTTTTCTATGTAAAATATTTCAATGGCTTAACTGGAGTGATTTCTGGTGTGTATTTGGAGTATTTATAATTGGTGTGTTATGGGAAGTATTTGAATGGTTGGTTGAAGGAGATGAAGAAACATACGGAACTAAAGAAAAATGGGCTTATAACACGGCATCTGACCTTATAGTTGAAACTGCTATAGCTTGGTGGATGGTATTGTAGGAGATTTAAATGAGTGGTTTATATAAATACACAGAAAAAGAAGCTTCAAATCTTTTAATAGGTCAAAATGGATTTGATGTTATTCCTGAAGATAATACCGCCACTGTTAATCCAGATACAGGTTCTTGGGTAGCTATTCAAGCTCTTGGTAAAGGAGGTGGGGATGCCGCAGTTGAATTTTTACAATTAAAAGTAACTGCTAATATAGGTGACAGTATTGATAGCTGGTTTTATATGATTCCCGGTGAAATATTATATGGGAATTTTAGCGGTATTATAAATCACACAGCCTCTACAGCAACATGCATAGCTTACAGAGGATAAGAAGAACAAAAAGAATAGAGCGTATAAAGAAAAGACTTTATATGCAAAAACCATCTTTTTGGAAAAGAATTAAGTTTTGGTTTAAATCAAAGATAAAATGAATTACACTATTGAAAAGAAAAAAAATGGAGATTTTAAAGTTATTAGCACAAGTTACAATATTTCTGTTAATTATATTTATATTGACAGGGTGTGATTCTGGTTGGTCGGTCTGTGGCTGGGAGGTTAAGTGAGTGAAAAACCTGATACCGCCAGAAGTTATCGTGCTACCGTTCTTGATGATAACGCCATTGTTAGTATTAACCTTAAATGGCTCGGTCAAATCGCTGTTCTTATTGGAATGTTGGTCTATGGCTATTGGCAAATTGAAACGAGGATTAGAAACCTTGAAAGTAAAATGGCTTCTGCGGATGAACAGATTGGGAGCTTACTTGATAAGCACATCGTGGAAGAACGGGTTGAAAGAGAGGAGCTTGCAGAGAAGGTAGCGTTTTATGAAAAAGAATTTAACATTAACCCATTTAGTTGGGGAAAGAAGAAAAAGAAATAATGGATTTTATGGCAGTATACGGAGAGGCTGGGATGATAGGCGTAGTGGGGGCTATGTTTGTATACCTAGTAGTTTCTCTTTCAAACAAATCAGCGAGACAACAAGAGACCTTAGAGGCTTTAAAAATTGAGAACGCAGGTCAATCAGAAACGCTGGAGAATATGGAGGGGATGATTATAAAATTAATTAACAGATGGAACCAATCCGATGATAAGCTTGATAGGAAGTTTGATGCTCTTACTAAAGAGATAAATGACCTTGATAATCAAGTGTCGGAAATAAAAGGTTCTTTATCAAGAATAAATGGAAAACATTAATGGATAGTTTAAAAGTGTCAGCAGTATCATTCGCTAATTACGGTGCTTACTTAGCTGAGATTAATTTATTTTTACAATGCGTTGTCGCAGTGATGAGTATTGTATATCTTAGTCATAAAATAGTTAAAATAAAAAAGGAAAAATAAATGGATGTTAAATCAATGCTAGTAAAACTAGCTGAAGAGCAAGCAGATAAAATGAAAGAAGAGGTTATGAATCATTTATCCTCTGACGAAATGTCAGACAGTATTGCTACTGCAATAAATAGAAAGATTGATATACCTTTTGTTTCTGAAGATAAAGAACAAATATTTTTTGAAAAGATGGTAGATGTGGTTACTGATGTTCTGGAAGGTATATTCAAGGGAAAGTAATGCCTAGATTCGGAAAAAGAAGTAAGCAAAGACTAAAAGGTGTAGACTCTAGATTAGTAAATATTCTTAACGAGCTAATAAAAATTATGGATGTAACCATAATAGAAGGATTGCGTAGTGAAGAAAGACAGAAGGAGCTGTTGGCTAAGGGGGCTACTAAGGTTAAGTATTCAAAGCATATGGAAGGTAAAGCTGTTGACTTAGCTCCCTACCCAATAGACTGGGAAAACAGAGACGGATTCCATTATATGGGTGGAATGATTCGTGGTATAGCACAACAGATTGGATTAAAGGTAAGATGGGGTGGAGACTGGGATAGTGATGGAGATGTTAAAGATAATGGATTTGATGATTTAGTTCATGTGGAGATACTTGATTAATGCCTAAGCAAATGTACACTGTTAGAGATTGGTCTGGTGGTATGAATAATAGAAGAGACCCTAGAGATTTAGCACCTAATCAATACTCAGTTATAGAAAATATGTCTGTGGATTCAATAGGTAAAATAAAAACAGTAGGTGGTTTGTTTGCACACTCTGTTAAGTCTACTGGTTCTGGAACGTTATCAGAGTACATAGTAGAGTCAACGACTAATATAAATGGTGGTGGTGGATATGGTTTATTTTATTTTGAATCTGACCACAGTAGAGACTCTGACCAAACTATAACAAATACAAAATCTGACCCATTAACAGCTTTAGCCCTAGGAACATCTAATGGTCAAATAAGTTTCGTTGCGGTTAAGTCAAATCCAGATACTATAACAGCACCAGAGTATGGCGGAGAATAATTAATGGCTGTTCCATCAAAAAGTTACATGAAGTTAACAGGTGGTACTAGTTCTTCAAACAGTACTATATATACAAGTTCATTAATAAGTATTGGAGATAATATAAGAATATCTGGCACTGCTAAAAATAATGGAGTTTTTACAATAACAGATATAACAGAAGATGGTAGTGATGTTTATTACATACTAAAAGGAACTCCTATAGTTAGTGAGAACTCAGGTGGAGACCCAGAAATAGAGGTGATTTCTAGGCTTGGTGATAAGATGTGTGCATTAGGTGATGTTGATAGTGCTGGTGGAATTGATATTTGGTCTAGGAATGCTACTACTGACTACACAACA